TTAAGTTTCTTCTTTAAAATCATAGTAAAATGTCCTTTTTAACCCGTCCTTAAAATAAAAAACAAGTTTTACCATACTTTTGGTCTGACTCATTTGACAATTGTCTAACCCATAAACCATTGGTTGATAACCTCGACCATCATAACCTGTCTTACGGAAATCATCTTTATTAGATTTGCCAAAGGTTACAATCTTATCTTGCTTACGTAAATAAAGTTTGTTCTGTCTTAAATATTCCAGATGAGCGCCTTCAAATTCTGCATTTAGTTGCTGAGTTAATAACACCCATTCAGACTGACTGGAAGAAGACATCACTACTATCTGTTGAGCCAACAATTTTGTCAGTCCTTGATAAACTAGTAAAGCTCCTGTGATTGTAACCAATGCTACCAAACATTCTAAAAGCGTATCTAAAACTCTCACTTAATAGGAAGAAATTTTTTTAATAACTTCATCAAGCACCACACATTCACTAACCTAAAGGTTTATTCGGAAAAATCCTAAAAATAGACAATTTTAAATTTTTCTGTTCTGATAGACAAAAATATTTTAAAAAAATAAAACAAAACACTTTACATAGTGTATGCACTATGCTATAATATATTTAAAGATAAGCAAAGAGGTTACTAAAATGAAAGTAAGCACAGAAAAAACAATAGTAAAAAAGAATTGGAAAAGCTATATAATGATGATAGAAGCAACCAAGCAGTTAAAGGAGATATCTGCACTAGCAGAAGCTAGACAATCTTCTTCACAAGAATTTTTAGTCACACAAACGGAGATACTTGTCTTTGTCGATAAAAATGGTGAATTCGATGAAGAAATATTAAAACTTATAAATGATAACTACGAGATTATAGCTAAATACGCTAAGATTTTTAATTACTTAGAAGAGATTTATATAATAGATAAATCACATATCAAAGCAATTATATATATCATGGAAAACATGACTGACGAATGGAGTAAATCACCATATAGTGAAAGTTTCTATTCTTCTAAAGATATAGATTGGGGATATAAACCAGAAGGAAGCCTACGTGTGTCTGACCATTGGGATTTTGGCGACGAAGAGGAACATTGTCCTACTGTCGAAAAAGTACAAGGTTGGGCTGTTTGTAAGTTTGAAAATGGTATTTACCATCTTGTAGAAAAATTTTGAGGTGTGAAATGAGTTGGAAAAAAATTCACTTTAATTCTATGAATATTATTTATGAGAACAAAAAAAATTGTCTCATTAAGATGCCTAACAATTCAAATTACAAAAATTATAAATTTTGGCATCCATCAAAATTGGTAAGGACTTTAGAAAGGGGAAATGGTTATTTTAAAACATTTAGCTTTACAGATGAATGGGAATTTAATATTTTTAAAGATGATAAAGATTACAATAAAACTAAAGAGATTACCCTATCTAGTGAAGATATGGAATTAGAATTTGAAACGACAAACATAGAGGTTGAACATAATTCTAATTCTAAGAGTTTCTACGAAGAGCATGAGCCTGTAAAAATCGAAAAAGAAGTTGAGGTACTAGATGAACTCGCAAGGTGATTTTGTATTATTGACGGAAGACCAACAAAAAGCTATTGAAAAGTTTTCAAGGTTAAAAGTCGGTGCATTGTTTATGAAACAGGGTTCGGGAAAAACAAGAGTTGCGCTAGAGCTTGTTAGGACAACAGATAGCGAATTTGTGTTATTTATGTGTCCTTTTTCTGTCAAAAAAAATCTTTTAGATGAGATTAATTTGTGGGGAATAGACAAAGAATTTGAAGTAATTGGATATGAATCCATTTCATCATCAGACAAAGAGTACTTACGCATATTAGATAAACTAAAAAACGCTTACAAGCCATTTATTGTAGCAGATGAATCTGTTTTTATAAAGAACGACACAAGCAAAGTCCACAGAAGAATGTTAGAGTTTAGGGATTTGTCAGAGTATCGATTGATACTAAATGGTACACCAATCACAAGAGATGAATGGGATATCTACAATCAAATGGAGTTTTTAAGCTACAAGATATTTAACATGCACAGACACGAATTTTTAAGCACTTTTTTTAAAACAATCAGATATAAAAAGAAAGGTTTTAATGTAAGAGAATTTAAGAAGTTGTCTGATGTTAACATCGATTATATGAGAAAGTTAATAGCTCCTTACATCTTTGAAGCAGACCTAAAATTTGACAAGAAAGAAACTGAAAAAGGAATATCTGTAGATTATAGCGATGAATGTTACGAAAAATACCAGGAAAGAAAAGAAAGTCTTCTAAACAGCTTAGAGTATGGATTGTCAGTTGTACAACAATTTGCTAATCTAGCTGTAGCTTGTTTTGATGATAAAAAGAGACACGAGGAAATAGCTAAGCATTTAAAAGGGCAAGTTATCGTTTTTTGTACACTATTGTCAGAAGTTAAAAACATTAGCAATAAAATCGATTGTTACGTTATTACTGGTGAAACTAAGCCAAAAGACAGAGAAAAAATACTAGAAGATTTTAAAAACGACAACAAACCACTACTACTTACGTTTGGGACTGGAGCATTTGGTCTTAATCTACAATTCTGCAATCGTATTGCGTTTGCAAGTTTAACATTTGACTATGCAAGGATTGACCAAGCAATGAGCAGAATAAAGCGTCTAGGTCAGTCTAGAGACATTGAATACACTTATTTCACTTCTGATTTAGGTGTTTACAGAATGATAAAAGAGAACATTTTTAAAAAACAAAGTCTAAAAGAGTTAATAATTGATAAAATAGATAAGGGGGAATTGAATGAAAACAGTTTATGATTTAGCAATGAGCAGGATAAAATATATTTTTGATAACTTTGATCACGTTTATATTTCTTTTTCGGGTGGTAAAGACAGCGGTGTAATGCTTAATCTAGCCTTAAAGTATTTAAAAGATAACAAGCTAGATAAAAAAATAACATTGATGCACTTAGATTATGAAGCTCAATACGAGATGACAACTGAATATGTCGAAAAAATGGAAAAGGAATTTTCAAGCTATTTAAACGTCTATCATATCTGTGTGCCCTTTAAAGTTACAACGTGCACTTCTATGTTTCAAAATTTTTGGAGGCCTTGGGAGGAAGGCAAGGAAGATATATGGGTTAGAGACCTACCTGAAAACGCTAAAACAAAAGAGGATTTTCCGTTTTTTAAGGAAAATATGTGGGATTATGAGTTTCAAGAAAAACTATCAACTTTTATACACGATAAAGAAAAAGCTGAAAAAACTGCTGTACTCGTTGGAATAAGGACACAAGAGAGCTTGCATCGATGGCGAGCGATACATAAAGACAGAGATACTTATTACAATAACAAGAAGTATAGTAAGAAAATATCAGAAAATGTCTATAATTTTTATCCGATTTACGACTGGAAAACTGAAGATATTTGGGTAGCTAATGCAAAATTTGGATTTGCGTATAATAAACTCTATGATTTATATTATCAAGCAGGAATGTCAATTGACCAGATGCGTGTTGCTAGTCCGTTTTTGTCAGAGGGGCAAGAGACTTTAAAACTTTATAAGGTAATCGAACCACATACTTGGGGTAAACTTGTAAGTCGTGTCAATGGTGTTAATTTCACGGGTCTATATGGTGGTACTACTGCACTTGGTTGGAAAAAGATAACAAAACCAGCACATTTATCATGGAAAGAATACATGGAATTTTTACTTGATACGCTACCAGAAGAAACAAAGCAAAGCTATCTATCAAAACTGGAAACGTCAATAAAATTTTGGAAAGAAAAAGGAGGCGTGCTGTCTGACGAAGTTATAAAAGAGCTTGATGGACTATCTATTAAGTATGAGTTTGGAACACACGGATATAACACTAACAAAAAAGCTGTAAAACTTGATTATCTTGACGACTTAGACATAAAAGATTTTAAAGCAATTCCAACTTATAAGCGCATGTGTATTTGTATTTTAAAAAATGACCACTTGTGTAAATATATGGGATTTAGCCAAACAAAAAACGAAATGAAGAAAAGAAAGGAAGCAATAGAAAAATATGCAAACATTTTATAGCCCGGTTTATAATGTCAAACCTGTTCCAATCGAAAAAATACAAGCTAACAGCTACAATCCTAATAGTGTAGCATCGCCAGAGATGAAATTATTGTACCAATCAATTAAACAAGACGGATATACGATGCCAATCGTCTGCTATTATCTAAAAGATATAGATAAATATGAAATTGTAGATGGTTTCCATCGATACACTACAATGCTTAAACACAAAGATATATACGAGCGTGAGAATGGCTGTTTACCAGTAACTGTCATTGATAAACCATTATCTGACAGAATGGCTTCCACTATCAGACACAATAGAGCAAGAGGCTCACACGATATAGGATTGATGACTAATATTGTCGCTGATTTAGTGGATTCCGGGATGTCAGACGCTTGGATATTAAAAAATATCGGTATGGATGCAGATGAATTATTGAGATTAAAACAAGTTAGCGGACTTGCTGCACTGTTTAGCAACAAGGAATTTTCTAACGGTCTTGCAGATGATTAATGTATTTTATATAATATTATAAAAAAGGAATGTGATAATGACCGAAAATAAAAAGCGAAAAGGGTATTCTACTGTTGAAAAGCAAATCGAAGCAGACAGAAGATATAGAGAAAAAAACAAAGAGAAAGTAAGAATTAGAAGTTACTTTAGAACCGCAAGGTCTTTTATTAGAAATCATGCAACTAATGACGATCTTGAAGAACTGACGAATGAAATAAACAAGCGTAGAGAAGAATTATAAAGCAAGTGTTAATACTTACTTTTTATGTTTACATAAGCTTTTAATTGCGTTACAATTAAATCACAACTTTGCGATTAACATAATTAAAATAAAGCGATCAATACGCACGTTCTTAAAATTAACGGTATAGCAGAGTTTACATTATTAAAGTTATGAGGAGCAACACAATGAAAATTAAAACAACAGCAAAGAAAATTATTAAAAAAGTAGAAAACTCAACATCAGGTCTCCCGCAAAAAATACTTATAATGGAAGCGTTAATTGAAGTAGAAAAAGACGGAGTGTCTCAAATGTTTAGATTACGAGAATTTAATGATGAAGCGAAAAAAACTCACATTGAAATAATGAAATCTGTGACACGCAATCAGAAATACGACCAAAAAACACAAGAAAACCTTGACAATCGTGGTAGAAAATTTACAATATCAGACTTAACAATTGATGAGTACAGGGAGTTAAACGCTCTAGCTAATGAAGTTATTGATCACTTTAAATAATACACAAAAAAACCGCCCTCAATTAAGAGAGCGGTTAATTTTATGTCTGTGTTGCGTTAGTGAGATATTTGTCTTCTACCCATTGGTCTGACTGCGGTGCATTAATACGTGACCAACCGTTAATTTTTTCGTAAACTCTCACACGAGTACCTGCTTTGATAAACTCTTTGTCTGTACTGCTTGCGTTTGGTTTAGATTCTACGTAGTAATCTGTGCTAAGAGTTGCTTCGTAGTATGGCGTATTTGAGTTATCTAGCTTAGTGTTAACATCTAAACGCTGATTAAAGCTAACTGCTTCTTGCGGTTTATCCGCTTTTGGTACAGTCACTTGACTATTGTCGTCAGCTAATAAAACGACATTTTTATCTAGTCCACCAGCAATTCCGACGCTTGTAAACTGCCACCAGCGCACACCATCCATTGAAGGGAAGAACTCCCACAGCGGCTCTGTTCGTACTTCGTAGTCTGGATAACCAGCTATCCAAATGCTATTAGGGTACTTAGCGATAATTTTCTGATAATCAATATTATTAAGCGTAAATGGTTTATAGCTGTAATAAATAGGCTTATATCCAGCGTTTGCAATTTTATCCATAAATGCAATAACTGCATTTGTGTTAGCTTGCTTGTCTGCGCTTGCGGAATCTTCATAGTCAATGACTAAGTATGATACTTTTTTGCTTGGTAAGTTAGACAAAAATAAGTCTGCTTCCCGTTGCGCTAAAGCACTATCACCGCCAAAACGTCCAAAGTGGTAATAGCCAATTGGGTCGCTTGTGTTTGCTTGTTGTTGATGTCTGTCAGACAGCCAAGCAATTGACTCGGATACCTTGATAATCGTTTTTGTAGTGCCCGCCTGCTGACAAGTCGTTGTTAAATCTGCTTGTTGATAAGCTGATACATCGATAAAGTAATCACCTTTATTTAAACCAGTATTACCGGTTACAGTAACAGCGTTTTTAAAGCTTTTTGGTCTAAATGCAGTTGGGTATGTTGCGGAGTATGGGATTTTTACAATATTGTATGCGCCATTAGCACCGCCTTGATTTTGCCCCAAAAACCAGCCATATCCGCCTCCTGCATCGCTGTCAAAAATTGCTACATGACTGTAAGGCGTTACACCGTCAACAACCATAAAAATAGCAACATCACCAGCTTGCATAACTTCCACTTCATCAAAATAGTTTAAGATACCATTTTCGTGACGTTGCTCCCATATATCCCTTGCGTATCCTGTATTTGTACAGTTTGCGTATGGCAGTCCTAGATACTTACAGTAATCTGCGTAGCCATCCCAACATTGTGCACCGAAAGACCCATCAATATCATAAGCGTTACCATTTGACCTGCTTTTATATTCTTGATAAGTTGCCATTTACTCCTCCTTTCCAAAAAGTAAATAAATCGGATAACTAAAAAAAGCAACCACTGCAAGCGGTATGTACAGTATTGCTATTGCTAGTACCATTGCTATTTTAGTGATTGCACGCATGTCCCCTCCTATTTTTTTGGCTCGTGGTAAGTCAATGCTTGCTCACTGTCTGAAAGACCTTCGGTTGTTGGGTCTGTAACAACTCCAAGTAATACCAAAAGCGTTACTGCTGTGTTTGCAATATCCGCAATATTTGACGGTAATTTAATACCTAATTGCTGCGCTAGCAAAAATATAGCTCCTAAAATAGCCATCAAAGTTACTTTGTTTTGTAGTCGTAATTTTAAATTAATCATATTTATTTCTCCTATTAAATAATGTTTTTATTTGTTCCTTGTTGACAATGATGTCGTCTTCTGTTTTTCCGAGTCGTTGCTCGTGGATATCCAAGATTTTATGTATCTTTTCCCTGTCACGCTGTGAGTCTTTTAGTTCGTAAGCCAGTTCTTTTATTGTGTCTTTAAGGGCGCTCATTGTATCTTCGTTTTTTTGCATCGCTGTTTTAAACGGATTAACAACAAACGCCCACAATCCAACTACCGATAAAATCGCCCCGCTTGCTGCGCCAATTTGTAGTATGTCAATGTTCATTCATTGCCTCATTTTTCTTCTGTACCAACCGTTGAAACTTCGATTAGTTTGCGTACTCGCTCACGGCAAAACGCAGGAACATCATCAATAGTAATCCACCCAAGTTCAATCTGCATTGCAAAGTAATTAATCATCATTGTTTTTTCTCCTTTTTTGTTTTTAAATATGTGTACTGCTATTTTCGCTAACGTTGTTAAGCGTTGTATCATTTAATTTTCCTCCGTCAGCCATTGTCTTAATCAAATCGTTAACAGTTGCTGACATCAGTTTAATCATATTTTCCGCTTTATCTGATTGCGCATTTGACTTAGCAATTGCGTCATTAATTTTTTCAAATTGTTCTGCTTCTGCTTTGTCTTTGTAAAGTTGCTCAAAGATAAGCTTTTCACACGTTTTTAAAGTTTCAGCAAACTTCTTGTCGTTTTCTTCTGCTGGTAGCGTCACTTCAAAATTTGCTTTAATCGTGCTAGACGTAAATGCTAAAATCGCTTTAGTCTCTTTTACACTTTTATCTTCCAGTAAAACTGGGTATCTATTCAAAAATTCAAGCATAATTCCTCCTTTTAAATTATCCAATTAATTTGTCCTTTAACATTAACCGCCCATTTTGATGGGTTGAACCATAAAATACGACCATCTGCACTAACTTGTACATTTAATACATTTAATTGCACAGTCCACGCAGTAACCGCAAACATCATTTCGTTTGGAATTAAATTCGTTGGCATGGAACCGACCGTAAACTGGTTTATTCCATTTGTTGCAAAGTCATATTTAATAGTGACCATGCTACCAATTTTCCTGTAATTAAAACCGTTGCCGATGTATTGCCAACCAGTATCTTCTACCGCTGGTGCGGATTGCGGTAAGCTATCTTTTTTAGCGTACTCACTCCAACCACTCCATGCCCCGTTTTCTAGCACTCGTGTAAAAATGGTTTTGTTCGTGCGGTCATAAAAATGCTGGTAAGCGTAATTGGCTGTCTCGTGTCTTACAACTGTTAGATAGCCCGGTCCAGCACCACTTGGTCTGTTATCGCCTTTAAAAACACAATAAAAACCTGTGTCTTGCAAGCTGTTTAAGTCTGTTGTATCATGCCTAAATGCCCCACCATTATTTAAAGCAAGTTGTTTTTGTTGGATTTGCTTGCCATCAGAATAGATATTGCCTGCGACATTTAAAGAACCTGTATCATCAATTTTTGGTAATGTTCCAATTCCGACGCTGTTTTTATGCCATGACAGCGGGAAAGACTCTGTTGATACCGTTTGTTTAACAGGTGTACCGCCTCCACTTGCGCTAAAAACATCACTAAGCAAACCGTAGACGTCAAATGATTTGTCAGCTCCATACGAGCCACTAAGCGTAGCTGTTGAGTTAATTAACTCTGCGACTGTAGTATATGTGCCGCTTGCGTTTGACGTGTCTATTGTAAAACTCGTCGTATTGAGTGGCGCTGTTTTAAAAGTCAGCGTCATTTTATTTTTTTGTACACCATTGACAATAAGAGGTGATATTTTAGCGTTACGAGTAACTACCAGTTGGTCATTTTTAGCACCTGCACGTGTGACAGTAAAACTAAAAGCTGGTGGGGAATATGGTATAACGTTGATTTCGGTTGTAACAGGGTCTGACACCCTCCCACGACTGTCCGTGACTGTTGCTTTAACGGTAGCTTTACCACTAAAGTTTAAAATGCCAAGTGACCCACCGTTTGACTGCGTAGATTGGTTTTTACCTATAATTTCAGCGTTAAAATTTTGGATTGTAGACCCATAAATACCACTAGCCCCATTAAATGTAACGACTGGATTAGAAATTATCTGAACAAAATTATTAGCACCTACAATTGTAGATGCTTTTTGATTTGTGTCTGATAAAGAGAGACTTGAAATTTTTGGCTTGACATTATCAGGTACAGTTAGATAAAAAATACCTGTTGATGTCCCAATGACCGACCCATTCGATTTAGTGTCAACATAAATTGTAGCTGGTGTACTAGTAGCATTTGGAATTGTACTAGCCCAATCTAAGCTTGTCTTAAAAGTCGTTGAGCCTGATATATCACTAGCAATAGTGCCAGTTATCCCATTGACGTTATATCTGACATCGTATGTAAAACTGTCATTTGTTTTATTGATGTTGACATTTAGCGTATCCCCAAAATAACCACTGCTAACTGTGACTGTGCTTGTTCGTGGGATTTTAGTCAGCGTAAATTTTTGGTCTGGTATTGTTAGCGTTCCAGGTGCGTGCCTACCAGGTCCATATAATTTAGCTGCAACAACCACAGTCTTACTACCATCAGCGTCGTGTGGTACTTTGATAGTTTTATCAATCAGTAAATAATTACTGTTAAACCCAAGTTCTGATGGAGCATTAAAGTCATATCTACCACCAACCCAAGCATAACCACCGAAGTTATACTGAGCATAACTATTAGTACCAGACGTCAAATAAAGTCTAAATCTGACTTGACTGCTATTATCTGCGATTGACGTTGATACCTCGTCAACAATATAAGTTAAGCGATAACTCTTGTCAGAGTTACTATAATAAGTTGTCATTTAACCTCCTTTCTATCCAACATATCGGACAACATTTATATCTGGGTTTAACTCGTATTGCTCAATACGATAGCGACCTATTTGCAGTTTAGTTGTAAAAATACCGCTATCGATAACAAGCACACTCTGAGCTATATATGCTACTTCTTTACCACTTGAGTAAAAACTGATGCGATCGTTATCAACTCTAACGCTTGACGTTCCATCTTTTTGTCCGATTACAAGACCGTCCTCTGATTGACTCATAAATTTATTAACAAAATCAGTACGAACTTGCATTTCCCCAACTGTTTGTTGTACTGCTATCATGCGATTAGAAGCGTCTATCAGTTTTTGTTCTGATAGTTTTTGTCCTTCTTCTCGTGCCTTGATTTCGTCTTGCAGTGCCTTGACCCAGCTATTGACCGTATCTAACGTTGCTTTAGATTGCAATTCAGCTTCTGCAATGCGAGCACGTTCGGCAAGTTTGTTTAACTGCTCGACAGTAAAATCACCGTCAGCTTTCGAATCAAGGTTACTTGCTTTATCAACTTCCGATTCCTGCCAGTCGCCCGTTTTGTTACCTCTAACAAGCATAAACCCACCAGAACTGAAACTACCTTGCTCCGATGACACCATCGCAAACCGTGGTCTAATCTTACCTGTCTTAGTTGGTGTAAAGGTTATTTCAAAACGTCTGAGACTAGAGTCAACGTTTTTTATAATCGTCTCTCGTGGGGTATCACTAGTAATAAAACCATCTGCTATATCATAAAGATAAAAATATAAATTCCCAGCTACCTCACGTTTAACATAAGCGCTAAAGGTGTATGTTACACCTTGCTCGACCATGATATCTTTTGCATGCGACACTTTTTGCCCACTAATCCATTTTTTAAGCGTGAAAGGATAATTAGAGAGGTTCTCGTCTTCTAATGTCGCAGAAGTAAACCAATCAGTCCCAAAAAATGATTTTGTACCATCAATCAGATTGTTTGTGCCAACAACGACTGTTCCGACCATATCAGTCCACTTATAATCAAGATAGTTTGTTGATTGCTCTATACCAGTATAAGTTCCAATAAATCTTCTATTTTTAGACTCAGTTATACTAAAATCAACTTTTCCATCTTCTGAATTAGCCCACGCTGTCCATGATGACTTACCATCATCGCCTTTTTCTCCATCTTCAGTATCTGTAAAGGATATTTGCGTACTTGCTACAAGTTCCTCATTTAAATATGCCTCAACTGTTATATTTAAAACGTGGTTAAAGTCGCTTGCTTTAACAATTAGCGATGGTCCGATATCAATTAGCGAGTCACCATTTTTATAAAAATAAACTGCTTCATAGTCTTTCCCGTTCTTTTGCAAGCTAGGAGTTAGGACAGATTCACCAGTGCCATTTTTAAAAGCGACACCATTCGAAGTAGCTAGTTTGATTTCGTATGGAATTGACTCATCGTATAGACGCAACATATCACTGATTAAATCAGAAGCTAACTGACTTTCTTTTTCGACAAAATTGCTGAATTTAGTTTTGTTAGAGCTGGGATTTGTTATGGATATTTCTTGCTCAACTACTCGTGCTGTCAAAATCAGCGGTGGCTCGTATCCGTCGTCCTGTATCCGCACAACATCACCAAGTTCTAAGTCAACATAGCCATCAACTTCGTATGTAATTGCTGGATATGCGTGTGCTTTTAAGTCTTTTAGACCTGTTGACATCAAGACTTCTTGACTATCAGTCTCGACTTCCATGTCTTTTCGTATCCAGTTGTCTCGTGTCTCATTACCAGTTAAAACAGATGGATAGCGGTCTCTTGAAAGTGGTGCGTACAAAAATCCATTTTTGAGATAGTACTCTACTTTACCGTTTTCGTCTTTCCACTCTTTGTAGATTGAGTTGTCAATGTAGATGATTTGTTCTTCTTCGTATGATTCTGTCTGTGCTTCTTGCACGACTTCCTCATATGATATTTGGGTTCCACCGCTTACTTGCTGTGTTGTTGCACCGTTGACAGACATACCTTGCGCTATTTCACGAGGGTAACATACTGTTTGTAATCCAGATGCGAAAGAGTTAATGTCATATGAGTTTTCGACAACATACATGCGACCAACAAAGTTTTGCTCCAAAACAGTAACTCTGGTCTTGGACACACTCTTGATAATACCTGTATGCCCCCAGCCTGTGGTATAAAAAGGAGCGCCTCGATTTGCTCGTACATTATAAATACCACCAGCTTTTAAGTTTCCAGCGTTAGGTGATTTATCTACTTTCCATCCATACGAACCCCAATTGTAGTCAGTACCAATCAAGGCAGCAGCCATACCTCCTCCGATACGACCTCTAATACCACCAATCGAACTGTCAATCCAAGCACCATCCAATTTTTTTGCATACCACCCAGATAGCGCATAACACTGCCCAGAACCAACTCTGCGCCCTTTCAACTTAGTAGCCTCATTAATAGCTTGTATTGTTTTAGTAGCTCTTTTCGCAGTTGTTACTGACGTTATTGGTTTTACAGGAGTCTGCCACAAAGTATCAATAGTGTTTAAGATATTTCCGCTAACTTTATTTATCCCATTGCGTATTGAGGTCATGGTTGATATGTAATGTTGATATCCTGCTGCCGCGTAATCATCTTTAGCGCCACCGACACGAAACAAACCTTTTGTATAGTCTGCTATATTCTTTTTGCCAACAACGTTATATAGTCCTTGTTTAGCTAAAAGATAAGTATAATCTTTTAAAAAGTCATCAACACTAGCATAGTGCATGTATGTTCCGCCCTCGTTTGCAGGACGAGCCATACCAGTAGTGACTTTTACTCCGCTAGGACGTGTCTGTGCTCCTCCACTCATACCTGCCCAATTGTTGTCACGTTTACCAACTGTCGAATCACCCCAGAAACTCTCTAAATAAAGCTGTGTAATGATGCCACTTGGCAAAATGTTGTATTGTACAGCATAGTTTATAATCGCTTGTACGTTGGCTTTTTTGATTGTGTGACCGTAATATTTAATATCGCCGCCTAAGTAAGTCTTGTTAGAGCCAACTGTCTTAGTGACTTTACGTGTAACAGGATTAGAGACAACACGCTCACCTTTTACAGTCTTTTTACCGTAAGGACGTATTGCGTTATAAATCTGACGCTTATCAAGCTTTTTAGTAATACCAGCGATATTTTTTTGGTATCTAAGCACAGTGTCACTTCTGTCACGACCAACACCGTATGACTTTCCTTCTTCGTATTCTTTATAGACGTTTACTATAAAAGCTTTAAAAGTGTGGTTATTGTGTAGTTGCGTTTCAAACTCAATTTCTGCATCAAAATTATTAGCAATCGATAATAAGCGAGCCAATTTAGTGTCTTGACCAGTCCATTCCAATGTAAGTTTTTTATCTTTGACTTCATTTGTGCCAATTGTCAAAGCACCCCAATTTAAAATATCAAATGCTACAAGATACTCTTCAAACGACATTGCTTTAGTAGCTTTATACGGATTGCAATACTCATTGAGTAACTCTAAATTAAGATTTTCGCAAAGGCAACGTATTGTTGTCTCTGTTTCTTCGACTTGCATGATGTTAAACAATTGTACTTTACCTTTGTGCACAAAAGAGACAAATGCTTGATCGTTTAGTGCGTGATATTTGTGATTAAGTGGATTGTCACCCAACAGCGTTTTTTTATAAACTGAAAACTCAAAGGCTGACGAACCAGTTGTGAGCTGTCTAGTCCACAAGTCATCATAATAATTAAGTGCTCCTTGCTTTTCGTTGTCTAGCAACAACACAGGGTGCAACTTAGAATCATGTATTACTAGCGTTATTATAACCACCTCTCTTTTATCAATATTTCAGCGTTTGGCGAAGATTGAGAAAACTTAGATACCTGCATTACTAATTCTGTTTTTCCGGGTGGGATAGATATAGGTTGCGAACCTAAAACCATGTCTTGAATAGAATCTAAGTCTTTTGTTTTTACTGTGTCGTTTTCAAAATTAATAACTACTTCATCGCCGGGTTGGTACTTGTTAACAATGTTATTGTAATGAGACACTCCCATTTTTTCGAAATTAACTTTTTCAAACAGGTTGTAGTTGATATATTTAGAGCTATCGCTACATGTCCCCATCGCAAGATGTATCTTGCGGGATTTTTTCCCTTTAAGGGACGGAACAGTTACATGATGATGCGCACCATTAAAATAAATCCTAAACTTATCTTCTTCACGAAAAATCTCAACCGCTCTACTTCTATTCATTGAAAAAGGATTGTGATAATTTCTGTCTGCCTGAAATTCAAACTGCTTGTAAAATCTCCAGCCTACACCGTCATCATCAAGAGCAAAAAAATTGTATTCTGTTTCAAAACCATTTTTTCGTTTGTAAGTTTCGATTCCATACAAAAACTCGTCATTCCCTTCATCATCGATTCCCGTTACACAAAGCTTTAAAAAACCTTTTTGATCCTGCGCGGTAGCAATAAAAATCTGTTTCCACCACAAGTGTTCATTGAGAGTATATTCGCCATTTGAGTCAGGATTAATAATAAATGTCCGTGTTCCAACATGCTCGCCGTAACCCGGTGTAGTTCCTCTAGCACCAATAGCTACATACTCTCCACCTTTGCCAGAGCCTAAAATATTATCAAGGCGCATGCGCTTTAATTCCGAGTCAAATGTTGGTGGCATATAGTTGAGTTTTGCGACGTTGGGCGCACCTTCTAAAGCTTGTGCAATAGCTTTTGAGTAATCAAAAAGGGATTCGTTGCGATGAACGATAGTCCCATCTTCTTCCTCCGATGATCCAAGTGCAAAAGCGCCCGTTTCATTTGCGATACCGATATAACCGTTTTCAGAGTTATGTTTAATTTTGATTATTGGATAAGCGTTAGTATTACCATCATTTTGCAAATTAAAAATAAGCTTGTTGCCTTCTTGCGTATAGTCCGAAAACTTTTTGTAAGTAGTTGAATGCGCAACGCCATCTGGGATGTAAAACTCAATAACCGTTTCATCGTACCAATCAGATATTCCTTTTAAGTCAATATCACCTTTTGGAACAGCCATATAATATCTGTCAGGTTCATCTGGTAATGTAAGTTTAAAGGTCGTCTTACTGTGCAAAATACCAGCTATTTTTTCTCTTAATTTATTTAAGTTTTCGTAACTATAAGTCGACGGTTCTGTCGTGTCTACAAATTTACTTGCTCCTATTTCTTTAGTTTTAAAACTAACAGTAACAAAAATAGTCTTAGCGCCAAAACTAACCGATTGAATGGCTTCTCCTAATTCATTTATTTTTCTGGTAGCAATAGACCTATTATTACCTATAGTCCTCACTATGTTTAAACAATTCAAAAAAGGCGATAAATCAACGCCTTTATAACTAAAATTTGCCAATTATATCAAACCTTTCATTCTATTATTCATTATTTCTTTTTGTTTTTGGTATTCTGTGAAGTTGTCTCCAGCTGTTCGAGCTAATTCTTTACCATTCACAGTCACTACAACGTCTCTATTAGCAAAATCTCTAATAGCTAAAACCGCATCTTTCAATGCGACAAATCTATCATCTTCTAATTTTCTTGCTGAGTCATTTAGTCCGCCAAAACTTGCATAATGAGTCACGTCAAAACTACTTTGTAAACCTTCCGTAATTTCCGATATGTTGATATCTTTAAGTTTATTCAATCCGTTTTGAAACTCCTCAGAAATACGACTAGCCATACTAGAAACATTTTTCTTGACTGGTTCAAAGCTATCTGTAAGAGATTTATTAAAACCTCCCATTATAGCTCTACCCGCTGGAATAAGTAATGTTCTATCGTAACTTATTGGCCCTTTATGCTCTTGAATCCATCCAGCGATACCACCGACAAAATTTTTGACTTTTTCAAAAGCTGAGGTCAATCCATTTAAAAATCCATCCATTATAGCTCTACCAGCTGCTCCTAAGTTAATATTAGCAAGGGAATTAAGAATGTTTTTTATACGGTTAACTACACTAGAAACGACTTCTTTCGCAGCATTAATAGCTGTTGAAATACCGTTTTTCATCGCATTAAATGCTAGTATAGCGACACTTTTTGCTGTATTAATTTTAGATGATATCTCGTTTCCAATAGCACTCATTCCAGCAGCTACTACGTTAACCAAAAATTTTAGCGTCACAGAAAATATACCTTTTATAGCACTCCATCCAGCAGAAAAAACTGATACGAAAACACCCAGCATACTTACAAATAAACTAGCTAAAAACGTCAGACCCCCAATTATTATGTTTTTTATACCTTCCCAAATTGCTCCTACTCCAGATTTGATAGCAGTCCACGCTGCATTCCAATCACCATTTATAATTGCTAATATCACTTTTATAGTTGTGTTGATGACAGACATGCCAACTTGTACCACGCCTGTTATAACCAGAAACAAACCACTTAGAGCTTCAACAAGCGCACTCCAAGCTAACTTTAAACCGCCAATAAAAGTAGCGCTGTTAGCCTGTATGAAAGTGAAAATTGATAATATTAGTTGTTTCAACGTTTCGATTAGCGGGGTGACTGCATCAACCATTGATTTCCAACCAGAAATAATTGTATTTCTAAATGTCTCAGATGTATTCCAAGCGACTACAAGTGCAGCTATAAATGCTCCGATTGCTGCAACAACTAAAATTACAGGTCCTGAAATTATTGAAAAGATTCCTGCTATTGCCGTGAACGCTGTAGAAACTCCTTCTAAAGAAGCAGTTACTTGACCAATAAAAATAATTACTGTTCCAAAAATGACCAAAAGAGGCCCAAGAGCTGCGCCAATACCTCCAATAATAACTGCCAGCTTTTGCCCAGCAGGAGATAACTTATTGAACCAATCTATGACTGCTTGGATTTTACCAATAACTCCTTGCAACAATGGATTTAATATACCACCGATTGTAATGCCGGCTGTTTCTAAAGAACCTTTGAGCTGTTCAATTGCTCCTTTAAGACCGCTATTCATAGTGTTTGCCATTTTGTCAGCAGCACCTTTTGAATTTTTCAACCCTTCGGTTAATTTAGACAACTCGCCTGGAGTAGCGTTAATTAAAGCAAGCATCCCTGACAGAGACTCTTTACCAAATAAAATTGATAAAGCTGCAGATTTTTGTTGATCTGTCAATCCAGACATTTTCTCTCTTAGTTGTCCTGTTATCTCTGTCAAAGACCGCATCTTCCCATTCGTATCAAAAAAAGACAATCCGAGACCATCAATAACAGCTTGCATTTGGTCTGTCGGTTTTGCTAATCTGGTGATAGCTGTTCTAAGAGTTGTACCAGCTTGAGAGCCTTTTATACCAGCGTTTGACATAATACCTATTGCTGCTGCGGTTTCTTCCATAGAAATTCCCATAGCTCCTGCAACTGGTCCTGCGTATTTTAACGCTTCCGCCATGTCTGCAACCTCTGAGTTTGTATCTGCTGCAGCTTTTGCGAACACATCGGCTACATGAGTGGCTTCACTTGCGTTCAAGCTAAACATATTTACCGCAGTCGCTGCCGCTTCTGAGGCAAGAGCTAGATCTCCACCAGATGCTGCAGCCAAAGACATTACTCCGGGTGAAGCTGCTAAGATTTGATTTGCGTTAAATCCTGCTGATGCCATCATTTCTTGACCTTGTGCAACTTCCTTAGCACTAAAAACAGACGATGCCCCAAGATCAATAGCTTGTTTTCTTAACTTTTCAAAATCTGCCCCGGTAGCTCCAGAGATTGCTTTTACTCTGTTCATTTGAGATTCAAAATCTCCAAATGTTTTTGCAGCAGCGACTCCTAACCCAACTATTGGAAGTGTGACGTATTTTGAAAGGCTACGCCCAACACTTTGCATCCCTTGACCTACCATAGTCGTATATTCGCCGATTTTCCCAAGCGTAGATATGTTGCTATCTTTTATTGATTTTATTTTATCAATAGTAGCTTGTGCAGCAGATTGAACTTTGTTCATAGTGCTTGTAAAATTAGTATCTGTTGCTTTTAAAATCGCTTGTACTGTGTACGATCGATTAGACATTAATACCTCCTTTCTCTCTCAACTCTTTTACCCTTTTAGCTCTATTAACAATAGTTTTATCCAATTGTTTGGGTTTATCACCTAACAATTTTCTCTTCCGCTCATCGTAATCATAAAAATCTTTAAAATCTTTATAAATATACTCACCACTTTGGTTGGTGGCTTCTGCGTTTCTTTTTATAAAAGCGCTAAGATAGATATTTCTTTCGGTCTCTAAATGCTTGATTAAATACCCTTTCATCCTAAGATTGTATTCTCTGACAGTCATATTCCTAGCGACATCATAGTCAGTTACATTCAGTAACCCGAAAATGTTAGCTATTATTTCGTTGTACGTTTCTAGAGAATTTTTTTCGTTCTCTTTGTTGCCGTTTGCAGACTCAATTTTTAGTTCATGCTTTTTAGTAATTGTTTCACTTGTGCTTTCGATAGTGGCGCTTTCTTCAAACTCGTTAAAAAACCTTCAAAAACCTCTTCAAGCTTATTGTCTTCCGCTTGTTTAATTGCCCATTTTTCGATTTCTTCCTTGCTTGGAATGCTATTCAAAGTGTGTGTTGCTGACAAGATAATATCTTCTAGAATTAGGGGGTTTTTGATAGATAATTGTAATGTTGCTGTTTGGATACCTGTTCCAAATTTAAAACCGTTGTTTTCAACGAAATGCCTCTTGTCCATCTCACGGATGAAGTCAAACCCAAAGTTTAATGGGTAAGTTTTTCCTGCGATTGTAATTTCTTTCATTTTTGATTTTCTCTCCTTAAAAAATAACAAGGGTAAAAACCCTTGTTTTAAAAATTAATTGCCTTGTGTTAGATTAACTACTTGCTTCTACATGAGAAACAGTATCGCCGTTTGTTTCAGTGACGTCTTTAAACACATATTGAATAGCCTTGATTTGCTCTTTGGTGAGGGTAGCTTTACCTTTGACAGGTTTTCCATCAATAGCCATTTCTGTGGAAATTTCAGATAATTCTTCAACATTTGAAGGGACTTCCCACGAACCTAATCGACCTATTGCGTACTCTGCATCATATTTATTGTCTGAATTGTTGTTGCTATTTAAGTCAATATCCCAGACCTCAATCTGCTTGCCATCTAAAACGGCATTTTTTAATGTTGTGTTCAATTCGTCGCGACTAGCAACCCCTTTGATTTCTAAGGTGACTTCTAGTCCTTTGTCAGAATTTATAGCACCATCTTTTGTGATCTTAGCATCTGTTTTTCTACTAAATTTCCACTTATGTTCCGTCTGAAAAGATAATTTAGCCGCAGCCTTCTTTTCCCCCAAAACACGAAACATCAAAATATTATCTTTACCATAAACTGGTGAACTTGTTACCATGCTTCCTCCTATATAAAACTAAAATACATGTTCAAAATGCCACGATATAAATTCTCGTTAGTACTATTATCTTTTAAGATTTCGGTATCACTATCATCTATAATCATGGACCATCTTCTATTTTCTATTTGGTTTATTTCACTGACCGCCTGCATAATTCGAGCAACTATATCACTTATCAATTTTCTGTCCATGCTGTCTCCCCAGACGTTTATCGTTGTTGAGCACTTGCCGATTAATTGGGTTTTTGTCGCTCTCGGCATTATATGAGTGTCTCCCATCACAACAAAAGGGTATTTTGTACCCAACGGTGGAAGGAAATCGTAAACAGTCAATCCTATATCAGTGAGTCTTTTAAAAATCTCATCAAACAATTGTTGATCCGGTTGTTTCATCATTCAACCCTCGCTAAATCTTTAATGAAGTTGTCAATGACACTATCAAGAGCTGGCTTCATAAACGGTTGCTCCTCCATTAATCGTGTACCTGTTTCCAAGTAACCGGAATAATTTGTCCCAGCCTTCACTTTAGCAACTGTACTTTGATTACTAAACTCTAATTTAATAGACCTTCTAGTAGCTCCTGTAGGTTTAACAAAAACACGCCTTTTGCCTTTTTGCCACTCATAATGCCCATTAAATACAGCTTTATCAATAGCCTTTGAGTGCATTTTAGTTCCGTGTTTTCTGACAGCTTTGCGCTTGTTTTCAAAAGTAACTTCTTTTTTTAACGCAGATAGCAACTCATGTTCCCCTTCCAATGTTAAGTTAATCATTAACAATCTCCTCAACGTATAAAGCTTTATTTCTGCTCGTTACAACACGATAAGCTTTATCTTTGATTAAAACCCTATCCACCTTCTTAACGCTGTGACGTAGCCTTACAATGCGTCTATCAAGGTCTAACTTCTCGTCTAACAGATTAGATAGTTCTATACCTTGCTCCGAGATGTTACACGGAACGACATCTTTTTTAACTTCTCCTCCAACACGTTTCCCAAGAGTTGGATCATATCGAGGTTCACCGTTAGCTTTAATTAAAAGAGTAACTCTATCGTTATATCTCACAAAAAATAAAGTCCACCTTTTTTAGATTTTTGATTTGAAATATTAAGCTTACTTTTAATCATTAAATCATACGGTTCAAACTCGTTTAAAAAGTCGTAATAAGTGATAGCTCTTCCTTCCACGGACTCAGACTTAGCCCGTTCAGCACCTCGCCTGTTATAGCGAGCAATCAAACAATCTTCAAGGACAAATGAAAAGGCACTATCTATCTCATTAGTGCCATACTCTGCTGAAAAGTGGTCAGTAATCCTTTTTAGCAACATTTCCAATAGTTTGTCTTGTAATGTATCGTTGATATCTAAATCAAGCTTTACATTATTAATGATTGTTTGCGTGTTTATCTTTTCCATAAACACCTCCAAAAATTAATCGGTGTGAGATTCTAAAAGCTCTAGCAATTCCGCTTTTTTAGCTTTAGAATCGTAATTAACACCTAGTTCATCAAGTTCACGTTTTAGCTCGTCAACTTTTAAATTGCTAAAGTTTGTTGACTGTGTATCAGTAGCTTTTAAAACACCTTTCCCAGTCAAAAACTCAACTCTAGCACCGTTATACTCTTCACCGACTTTATAAATAAAACCAGTCTCTTTATCTCTAAAAGCTTCAATTACTAGAGCCACGATTACCTCCTTTTATAATGATACTTCCGAACTTGTTACAATCTGTACTTCATCTAAGCGCTCGAATGATGGTAGAGCAATCATAGAAACCTTAGTCTGTACGTTAACAGGATCAGTAGTCTTAGTAGTTGTAACAGCAATACCTGTCTCTACAAGAGATACCTGTGCATCTGTTGCTTGACCTCCCATAAGATCAGACTGCTCTGGGGTTGTCCCGAATACTGTATAGCCAAGATTTCCGTTAGGTACAAGTGTAACTACGCCATCAGGGAAATACTTCTTACTTTCACCTGCGTCGTTAACGAACACACCATCTTTAAGTAAGATGTTTAATCCCAATTCTTCAGAAAGATAAGATTTTAATTCTGCTTTAGTAACAATTGAGCCATCTGGTGCAAGAGGTTTAATTGCTTTTACGGTTGCTTTTGCATTTTTGATATAGCTAAAAGTTTTTGAGTTTAAGACAATAGCTTCAGGAACGTGACCACGCTCTGTGACTGTTTCGATAGCTTTCTCAATGTCGGCAAGAGGGTTAGCAGTTTCTTTATTTGACCATTCTTGTGAACTTTTAGTCGTTTGAGTTACAGCTAATCCATAATCGATATCTTTCATAACACCGTTTGAATTGATGTGGATTTTACCACTTGACAACACTTCCATGCGCATAGCTTCAAGACGTGCTTTAGCACCAGCGATTAGAGTAGTTTCATCATTAAAGATTGTTGATAACACTGTGTCAATAAGTTCTTGATTTTTAGTTTGTGCTAAAACGTTAAGTTGTTGACGGTCAGCCTCTTTTACAAGCATACCTTCCTTGAAGTAAGGCATTTCTTCGTCTAACAAGTCTACAGACATGCGGTCACGAAGTGGAACTTTAGTGTCAAACGCCGCCGCTTTGATACTAACTGGTTTGCCAGCTGCTCCTTTGATAAAGGATAACTTAAGACCAAGTTGCTGTTTAGATGGGAAAGCTTTTTCTCCCAAAGTCAAGTCAACGTTTGCTTGTTGTTTATCATAAAACCCTTTGATGTTAGCAGATGTTACAACGTCATAAATTAATGCCATTATTTAGTTCCTCCTTTTACAAACACAATATGTGGTAATTTAGCAGCTAGTGTTGATGGGTCTTTAGCTAAATTTGTGTCAACTAACTTATCAGAGTTTACTGTGCCACGATAAACAAGTGCACCAGTAGCGTCACCTTTAGACAAATCCACATCTGTTAACAAAATGCCATCAATATGATCTGCTCCTGCCACTTCACTATTTTGAACTGGTTTTACTTTTTTGGTGCGGTCTTTAAAAACAGACGCCCCGTCACCTGCTAAAACTGTTCCTGCAGATGCTAATCCATTACCAAATTTACTTGCATCTAAAGTCACAGAGATTGCTTCGTATGGCAAGTTATGTAAAATCTCTTTTGATGTTTTTACTGTACGTTTATTCATTTCTTCCTCCTAAAATAGTTTGGTGTTAACTTTTCCAGCTCGTTCTGCTAAGCTTGCACCAAAATTTGATTGAGTTGTAATAGAACCACTCCCAATTGAAGGGGTGGCTTGTCGTGCCAATGATTTGCGATCATCAGCGATTGCTTTAGCAAATGCGCTAGCTAGCTTAGTGACATTTGCCTTTGTTTGCTCTGCATCTAAAGTTACTGCAAGACTAAGAACATCATCATCAACATTGATGTCAGCCTCTGAAAACATTTTACGAGCAACTGCTGTTAGTTCGTTGCGTGTCTTATCATCTTTTAGTTGTTGCAACTCTTCTAACAATTTCTGTGTTTCGTAGTTAGCTTTTTCTTCGCTATTCATCTTTGCTAATTTTTTAGCTTCGTCTTGCTCTGCTTTAAATTGCTCCTGAGCGTCTTTGTGAGCTTTTGCAACTGCACGATTAACATTCTGTTGTATCATTTCAGTTACTTCCGCTTGTGTAAAAGTCTTCTCTGATGTAGCTTCCGCTTTAACTTCTTCTTGAGTTTCGACTTCCTCTTGTGTTGCTTCGTCTACTACACCATTGTTAACTAAATCTGCCATGAGGCGCCTCCTGTTTAAAGTCATGTCTGACTATTAAATCTTGCACAGTTTATAGCCGTAAGCACGTTTTGGGCATAATAAAAACCAGCCTCAACTGGATTTGTGACTATTTATTTTTCCATTTTTTCTTTGAGTGTTTTTTGATACGACTAAGCTCGTTGTTAGTCGCTTGTGCGTTATGCTCTACAATTTTTTCAAGTTGTTCAATCCGTTCGTGTTGTTTGCTTAATTCTTTAAAAAAAAATTCGTTTTCTACAATAAGTGAAGCTATGTAGCGTTCGATTTTGCGTTTTTTCTTAATGCGTTTGTTCATTTTTTACCTTTCTTATGTTCGATATCTTCACCAATAACTGCACAACGACAATGTGGGTGAAATGGCGGTGCTGTATTGCCTGTATCCCATTTTTCCATAGGATACGGACCGTCACTTGCTATTCCTTTACAAATAGAACAGGCGGAGGGCTCTGGCAATATCTCAAAACCATTAAACCCGTTGTCTTCTATTGACATTTTGCTAACTTCCATTTGTACCCTTGCATGTTCTGTGATTGCTAGACGTCTAGCATAGCTATCTGATACCCCAAACTCTTTTTTTAGCTTATTAGACAACTTAATGGCGTTATCGCCTTTTGTTATAGCTTTATAAACTTCCTCTTTTACTATTTTTCTAAGGTCGTCTTGCCTTTGCCAAATATTTTCACTCCACGTCGCACCTTTGAAATTTGTATTTATGGTTGCTTTAGCTAGATTTTTAATGTCATTTTGACTAGAAACAGATGTTCCAAGTAAGCCAGACTGAAATTTCAACTCTTCTTCAAAACCATCTTCAAGGAATTTTTTTGTCGCTTTGTATTCATCTTCCGATAAGTTTTGCATCGCTAAATCAATATTTAATTGCAAAAGCTCTAGTGCGTTAACTTTCATCTTTAAGTTATAAACAGCCATGTCTATATTTTCTTGATGCGTAAAATTAGCTTTAGTGACTTTAATTCCCTCTTTGCGCATTTCGTTAGCCCTTGCAACTAATTCTTTTGCCTTTTTCTGATAAGCGTTGATATCAACGTCAGAGACAGCTTTTTTAGCGAGCTTTAAGTCTATTGCCTCTTTATCTGCATAGCGTTGATAAAAAGATTCAATTTCTTTTTCTATCTCACGGAAGTGGTAGTCGTGTATTTGTTTCATGGATTTTCCTAGACTGATATCTTTTTTGTCTTTGGCTTCCATCTCTTTTTTAACACGTTTACGCCAATAACTTTTACCTTCCTTAGTGTGCATGTCCATGAGCTAACTCCTTGTCTGACATACGTGTTTGAGCTTCTAGTTTTTGAGCTAACAAACTGCCCGACTGCGATTCTTGCATGATTTTATCTTCTTCTTCATCTGGATCATCAACAATACCAGTGACAAACATCTTAGTTTTGTTTGATAACTCTCCACCAAGTGCTTTAAAATCATTTATTTTTTCTTGGTCTGACTTAGGTAAGTTTGGAGTAAAAATTATTTTTAGCTTGCTGATATCAAAATCTTTAATTTCACTTAAAAACTCACCAACATGAGCGATAAGCTTATATCTACGTTTCAACGACTGCTCAAATAACGCTTGTAAGTCCACACGTTCTTGGTCTAGTCCAAAAACTTTCCACTTGAGCGCTTCTCCGGACTGATTACCAGCAAATTTATTGTCTGTCATATCTGGCGTATTAGTAAATCTGTGGATATCCTCAGCGATTCTGTTTTTATATGCTTCAGTTCCCTGTACGTCATATTTTTTATACAAATACTTAGCGTCAACAGAACCTTCACGTCCTTCGCTATCAACAGGTGGTTCTAGGTTTAACAATCTAGCTCTTCGCATACCTCTCAAATATGTAATAGCTTTTTCCGGTGTATCTACGTATTCAGGAAACGACACACGACCAATAATTGCTAGAATAGCGTCTGACAAGTCTTGCATATAGTTAGCTGTGTCTGACTGCGCAGAGTCGTATAAATCAATCAAAGATAATTCTGTTTCGTAATCGCCTAAACCGTCATCTGTATTAAGATATTCCGTGATAGGGACAGCACCAAAAGCATGCGGTTGTCTACCTGTCTCTGTTAATTCTCCGTCAAATTCAAAAAAGATAACTTCCGAACTTGTATAAACTTCTACCGTCTTGTCTGTTTTATCTATTTGACTTTTGTTGTAGTATCGCACACCAATAAGACTATCTTTATCAACATCATTTTTATAGATAATAAAAGTCTCTCTCGGGTCTAGTCTTATCACTTTTGTTTTATTGTCTGCACTACGATAAGCGAGTTCGTAAGCACGACCAACTTTAGACAAATCTTTTATAAGTTGTCTATTTAATTGATGGAAGTTGTTCTTTTTTGCTAACTCTTTTAAAAGTTCGTTGTTAACTTCATCGTCATACTCAACACGTATTGGATTACCAACAAGATATCCCTGTTTAAATGTTGATATATACTTGCCATAATTATGTATGGCACGAACATCAGCCATGTCCTCATCTTGCCTACGACCAGACTTAGATACTTCGTGATTGTTTCCTTCTGCATAATCTAATAGTTCTTGTATGCGTGGTTTTTGAATACTCTCGTGGTGTTTTAAGTATTCAAGTAATATTTTATAGTTGTCATCAAACAAAGCGCTTATATCGTTTATCTGATACCTCATTCTTGACTCACGATGAAAGCGTAACTCTAAAAGTTTATGTTTTCCGGTTGAGTCGATAAAATCTTCTATGTGTGCCATTGTTTCTCCTATTTAGTTTTTAAGACCTTGATAAAGTATATTGAAATTGTTGGTTTTATTGCGTTTGATATGATACTTTTCTAATGCGTATCTAATAGCATCTATAATATGGTTATTCTTATCTATCGGTTCGTTTAACCAATTGCCCTCTTTGTCTTGTTTAAAGGTGTAAGTGTTAAACTCTTCAATTGTGTGTTCACAAGACGGGTGAATATGTATCTTAAATCCCTGCATGAATTGAATCCCTTGCATGATTGACCCTTTACCTTTAATGCTCGGGACAATTCCAGACACCCCTTTACTTTTTATTTCTGCAATGAGGCGTTTCTCGGCGCTATCTCCTGCGATGTAAGACCTATGCAAGTTTTTATCCCTTATCATTTTGACAATGTGATCTGTTAACATAGCCTTTTGATAATGTTCGTTGTAAAGCCATAACTCTTTGTTTGCGAGGTCAACTGCAACGCATATAAGAGTTGTAGGGTCTTGAGTAAATCCAAAGTCCATACCGGCCGAGGTCTCTTTAACGCGTTGAATTGTTTTTTCAACGTCAAAATCTACGACTTCAAAATTATCAAAAACAAGACCTTCAGCAACACCCCATTCACCATCACAGACGATTCTAGCCCGTCTTGGATTAGTCTTGTACAAATCTTCGTAACGTCTTTTATCGACATCATCAAGCCATTCGTTTACTCTAAATGTTGTAGTCCCGGAGAATGTATCGGCCCGTTTAGTTTCTTCATCAAAAAAGACACGTTTAAGCCAATGCCTTTCTGACCACGGGTTGAACGTGACTGTTATCTGTTTAAAAAAATCAGGAACATCTAAAGTCCCACGGATTGATTCGACAACTGTTGAAAACTTATCTTCTGTCTCTATCTGGTAAGCCTCTTCAAACCAAGCCCAGCACAAAGCTCCAACATCAACAGTAATAGATGTGATTTTTAACTCATCATCAAGTCCACGGAACAGTATCTTTTGGCCCGTTTCCTTTACAGTTATTTCTGGCAAACTCTCATTGAATTTAAAAAGGTGTGAAACTTTTAATTGATTACATGCCCATTTAAAATCTGTATAAGTTGACTGTTTGTTGGTGTTTGAGTATCTACGGATGACCAATAAGTTAGCCCACGGATACTTCAGCAATCTAACGATAAAATTTAAAGCAGTCGTTTTAGATTTTTTAGATCCGCGGCTACCTTTAACTACTCGATAAAAATTTCTAGACCGCCAAAAAGCGCCATAACCTATACCGATAGTTTTAGGCAAATCAACCTTGATTTCTAGTTTTGGCTTAGTCTGGTATGTCGTCTTCATTGACAAACACCACCGTTCCTTGCACCTCTGCCTCTATCTTGTCAGTAAACAATCTGTACCGCTTACCAAGCAGTTCTGCCGCCTTCAGTCTATCTTTGGCTCCTACATCAATATCAACTATCTCTTGTCCGAGCTCGCCAATGCTGATAAGCGTTTTTTCTTGTTGCTCTCCCCTCATAACCGAAGAAAGATATTGCAACACCTCTTTTTGGTCAGCAATTTTTTCAGAATCAAGTTTTTCGAGCCGCTCGTCTATGTAGTTTTTAATTCCAACATTTTCCAATAGCTTGTGTGATTGCGCTTTGGAATAATTATGGCTATATCCAGCCTTTATAGCTGATTCCATAGCGTTTCCTGAGATGATGTACTCATCTGCGAAACGCTTTTGTTTTAACGTCAATTTACTCAATTTTCCACCACCTCCAATCCATAATAAAAAGCCACCACAGTGTGATGACTAATCTTTTTCTTTTGACCAATCGTACTCATTAATTAAATCAATAATGACCGATGTGCTATTATCTTCAAACTCTTCATCGTCTATATCTTGTTCGGATAAGAATGCCGAGAATTCTACTACATTATCAATGTAATATTCGAAGTAATCACCCCAGCTCCAATAGTAAATATCAACCTCTTTTTTTGTACCATCTGGTTTCTCAATTACGATGTAAGGATTATCAACCTCGTTACCGTAAGACATACATACTTCGCATGTGCCAAACGTAACATCGTATTCATGATTACTACCAACATCAACTACTTTATAACCTTTAGACATATCTTACCTCCATAAATTATAGGAACAGTCGGAATCGAACCGACACATATAATCAGACCGTCGACAATCCAATTATCAAGGCGCTACCTCTACCGTTTTCCAATCACGGTTCATGTTCCAACGGTTTAGTCTTACTTGGCGCAAAGGTCCCCGTAGAGATACCAGTGCTTATTTTTAAAGTAAGCCTATAGACCCATCACGAATCGAACGTGATTAGTACCATAAGGTCTACACAAAAACGGTTATAACTCCACTCCATGTCCCACGCCCGCTGTATTGCTCTAGTGGCTGAAATAACCACTACTGAGACGGCAGGATTCGAACCTGCGTACGTTCCAGACCCTTTATAGTCATATCGCTCCCCCAACTGAGCTACGTCTCAAGACCCTATCTCGCCTTTTAGCTACAAAATAGCAAGTTCGATAGTAGTTAAAGTTGACGACTAAATAAATAGCCTGTTGGTAAATGATTATCTCTTCTTGCTATTTTGATAATACTATATTAACACATATTTTTATGTATAAACTATTGTATTACTGTATAAAAACTAGTCAAAAACTCCTTGCTCTACAATCAAAGAACCCTCCCTATAAAGCTCTGCAAAAGCTAATAATGCAGCATCTAGCGTGTCATAATAAAAACTCTCTGACATACATAATTCTGTATAAATAACCTTATCTGCATTTTTGTAAGGAGATAGGTATTTGTCATATAAAATCCTACGCTTTTCTGGCTCCAATATCATACTAACTGATTGCTCAATTGCTTCTAATTCTTGTTCAGCTGACACACGGTTGAGTGCTAAGCGTTCAACTGGCTTACTAGGAGTTCCGTGTGATTGTCTAGGCTCAAAGGAATAAGTGGCTGTCACTTTTTGAGTATCTACATCATTAGCGATCCTACGCCAGCGTGGATACTCTCTTAGTTTTCGCTTAGCGTTTGATTTAGTTTTTTGTATATTAATTTCTGGAAAAAACGTCATGAAAGCTCCTCGTATGATATAATAGTTGTACGAATATATACCGAATGGCGCTTTCACGAGCGCTTTTTTATTGTTCTCCTTTCCTTTTTCTGCTGACTGTTTTTTTTGTGTTGTTAAATGTCGAGTATTAAATTTTTAGTTTTGTGTCAGCACTATATTTTCAGCTTTGCGCTTGTATAATCATCTGTGAGCGATAACAGACTTTAGATTTTTTATGAAAAAAATGTCGGAGGATATTTCCCTTTCTAAAAATTTCGCTCTATAACTAGCAGACTAATTATTCCAAATCTGCTAGCTGAATACTTACAGAAAGTTTCTAAGTTGAGTTTAACGAGTATTCCAGCTCGTAGACCCACAGAGCCATTGCAGGCTCTTAGGCACTTGCGTGGGAATTTAGTTTGCTCCTGTATTTATTAGTTTAAAATGCCAAGTTTCATATTCACCATGATAAACGAAGCCTATAGAGTCTGCATCAACGATTTTATCGCATACAACATATGCTAAATCAGTATTTTTTAAATAATCTTTTTCACCATATTTAACAATAGCAATATCATGTTTTTTACCATTTCTAAAATAATAGCCAGAGGACAAATTATATTTGTCATTGTTAAAGTCATTTGCATATTTTTTTGATATAAAAATTGTTTTTTCTTTCATAATTTAATCTTTCCCCATAAACTAAGCATTTTCGCTTTAGCTTCAACAGTACCACTCAAAGACTCTGTAATTTCTTCTAACTCGTAAAAATGAACTTTTTTATTATGGAAAGTAATCATTATTTTTTGCTTCTGTTTTTCCATAGAGTTGAGAAATTTAACGGCTTCAAATAATTTTTTTAAATATGTCATCTCAACTCCTCCAAACTCACCCATCTAAACTGCGGAAACTGTTCTGCTTCTTTGCGTGTGCATTTGTGTGCATATTCGGTGTTGACTGTGTATACTGGTAATCCGTCCCGATTATTTCCTACATAATACGCACGTTTGGGATTTACCAACACTCCTAATTCTTCATTCATTCCGTCACCTCAAGATATTACATAAACAAAGTCACTATCCAAAGCAATAACAATACGACTAGCGGAGAAATAAACGCTCTTGCAATCACCGTAACAAAATCTTCATCCGTATTTTTTTTAGCAATAACAAAACTAATTAACACATCAATTCCTACAGCTTGCGGTAAATTGATAGATGGTACACCATCGATTGTTAATAAAATGTTATTCCAACCGTATTTAATAACAAATCCAGATAATACTAAGCTGAATGGCAATAGAACTAAAGCTATAATAAAGTGCTTTAAGTGCTTTTTAGCATCATTTTTATTTTTATCATAATTCATAATTTTTATTTAACTCTCTTTCATTCATTTTCTACATCTTTTCTAAACTGCCAAGCCCAGTCAAAGTCTTTGCGGATTTCGGATTCGGTGACGTTTCTAATATTTTTGTATTCCTCTAATTGATCTTCATATGCTTCAATTAATTTTAGTTTCTTGTTTACCTTTACTAAAATTATTTTTAAATCACTATTCGGATTTGGTATCTCAACCGTATACAGCTTCTCTTTTTCGATTGTGTAGCCATGCATCCAAGCACTAATAAAATCATTGTGGTGGTCAATAGCCCAAAGCCACACATCATGATAATAGCCACCTCGGTTATCAGAGGTGAGATTATCGTACATATCTATTGCAGACGCATCCGAAAATGATTTTTTATGTTCCTCAATCCAATCAGCCACAAACTGTGGCACTTCTGGTTGAGGTTGGTCAATCTGGTCGAGGATACTCAATACATCAATTTTTCTAACTAAATTACCTTTAAAATCGCAATAATTAAACGCATCTAGTTCTCTTATCGCTTTCTTCGCTTCTTCAATCTTCATTTTCTACCTCCAAAAATACTTCACTGCATTCATTGCACTCAATTCTATAACCTCTTTTGTCAATTACCCATTTATAAACATGATTATCCTTGCTATTTTAGTCGCTCATACGAAAAACGAATATGCTTTAAAAAATCTTCAATGTCAATTACTGCACAACCATCAATGTCAGACCTAAAAATTAGATATTCTGAAATAATACGTTCAATGTCTTCAATCTTCATTTGCTACCTCGCTTAACTTCTTCAACAATTTCAATTGCTACACCTATTGCGTCCATGTAACCAGCGTATCTTTCTTGTTCGTAATTATCCAGATCATTGTCAAATTCTTTATTAAGTCTTTTTAAAATTTCGTCAATCATACCCTATCCCCCATTTCCAATCACCAAAAAATATATAAATCCCTACTTAGTACAGCTGGTTTACAAAAGATTTTATATGATGATTCAAGATTTGTTATTTCAACATCAAAACCGTCCCCTAGCCGTTGTTTTAGTAAATCTACTGTTTTTTGGCTGTTAAGTCGTCTAGCTAAGTATTCATCATTTTTTGGAATAGAGATTTTATAACCAGAGAATCCTTTCATTGCAGACTGTTTAAGTTTCTCCTCGATTTTTAAACCATCAAAGTATCTATCAAACCATTTTTTGTGAGATTCTGAACCAATATTTTTTACATCATCAATCAAGGCCATGTTTTATCCCGTTCCCTGTCAAATCAATCCTCTAAATTTTCTTCTCGACAAATTCGCACTGCAAACTTATATTTCTGGTCTGGCGATGGCAGAAATACCTGCGCTCCAAATTGCTCTGGATCATTGTGCAAATCGTTGATAATTTCCATAATCTGATCGCCAACTAAAAGTGGAGCCATAAATTCCGTCATCTTCAATTCGTCAAGTAGTTCTTTTACTTTGTCTAATTTTTCAAATTTTTGTTTATTCATTTCGTACCTCGCTTAATAAATTATTACTGCACTTGGAAAAGGTGCTGGATAGTTTTCTTTTCCGTTAATCGTAAATTTCAGTCTACCTTTTAAATATCTAATGTCTTTTGCTTTGCCAAAAATGTAATCGTGCCAATATTTTGTATCAGTCCTAGCTGGGATTAACAAAACAATGACGTTGTTATACGGTTTAAGTGATTCTTTATAAGCTTTTTCAACCCATTTCCCTATTTCTCTGCCATAAGGTGGATTGCAAAATACGTTTCCTGTCCAGTCTTGAGATAATCCATCTTCTACAACCGTAAAATGATTTTTACATTTTGCGTTGTCATGTGATGATGCAACATCTAAATCAAAATCAAATTCGTTGTTTAATTTTTTGAAAAATGTTTGTGGCGTTTCCCAATAATCTTTGTCTGATGATAATAACGATTTTTGGACCATCTTCATCCTCCATTCCTCGTCAATTCCGCAATCCGCTTTGTCTGTCTCTGATTTTGCTCTGACGACTCTTTCAAACGGTACTGCGTGCGTATTAGTTGCTGTTGTAAACCTGTAATTTGTGGTTCGTAATATTGTTGTGCGTCGCGGTAGGTAAAATACGACACAGTTATCATCATTCCCAGCATTGCGATTGCAAGGAATAACAATCCTTTCCAGTCGTTTTTTAGGACACTAATTATTTTATTAAAGTTACCACGTAAATTTTGCAACACTTCATCTGTCGTCATTCGTCCCCTCCTTCATGAGGTTCAGGAAACCAAATTCGTCTTTTTTGGAGATCAATCGCAATTCCGCAAGTAACTTCCCAATCGGGGTTCATATCGTCTTCTTGCAATAATTCAATAAATGTTGATAGTTTCATTCTTCTAACCTTTCTAGTAATTCGCTGTTTTGATATATGTTTCCGATGACTTCGTTTTCTTCGATTTCTGACCATAAATAGACAGCATCAGTTCCTGTGTCAATTAACCAGCGACCTTCTAACATTTTTACTACACCTTTAAAATTTTTATATGTGTAATCTATGAGACGTGTTGTTAAAACTATATCACCATCAAAAATCTCAACACCGTTTTTGTCAAACATTCCTGTTGATTGCATGAGGATATAATCGTCAAAGTTATCCTCGACAAAATGAAACGTCTCTAAGCGACCACAACGAAACTCATCATCTGCTAAGCTGCATCTATATATTTTGCGCACACTTAATTCAAAGCCGTCAACACCATACATCTTTTTGGTCTCTTTATTAAACGCTCTAAAATTCGGTATCATCAGAATTCCTCCTGTTCAATCAATCGTCTAATGACTTCTATACAAACTTCTGCGTTATCTTCGTCATAATTATCATCGTATTCATTGATAGCAAGTCTAATGTCTCTTACTAAATTTTTATTAATTAACATCGGTTATCCCCCATGCTCTAAATTTCGGTGTCGTTCCTCTTCCTCCAACCAAACCGCTAACATCACGCAATAATTAGCCATGTCGTTTAACGTGTCTGACAGGCTTTCTGAGACGTTTTTGTCGCTGCTTATAAGATTATATAGTCTGTTGTATTTATCGCCTATACGAACGATACCAGCGATGTATCCGAAGTCGTTTAGAGACTTCTCGAAAGAATTTCCGTAATCTGCGTTTTTGGCTAAAAATGTTTGATAGTTTTCGTTATATGCTACTTGCATAGTTTCTGCGTTAATTTTATCTGTCATGTGTTATACCTCTAAAAACTCATAGCTGCATATATCAGACGTTTAGTCTGCTTGTAATGCTCTAACTTAGTATCTTTGTGCGCTCTTTTTAGTTTTACAAAAAGTTCTGTTTCATGGTCATTTGGATCGTGATACTCACGATATGATTTGAGATACATCTGTACATAAGTGTCTTTATCAAAATAATCTTTAAACGCCTCGATTACATAAGGCCTTGGCAATATATTTCTACGCTTGTTATTTGAGATATTTAGTCTTAAGCGTTCTGATGTTTTATCGTCTAGGCTTAACTCTTTGACACGTCTCAAAATACTGCTATCAAAGATACTATAAAATTTATCCGTTAGTTCGTTCATCTATTTCCTCAATTTTTACTTTTATTCTAGGGTTTGGACTATACTTTTTTGTTGCTCTTAAGTCACATACAATATTATCGTCTGACCAGACAATCCCCGATTTTTGTATTTTGTCATAACCCGCGTCTGAAATACTATCAAAAACAGCTTTAATCAGATTATCAATATCAGGCTTCTTAGCGTGCCATATCAGCTCACGCACGAAGTTCTGATATATTTGTATTGTTTTGCCTTTGGAACGTTGTGTAGGCTCTTTTGATAGCGTTTTGGGAGCTTTCATGTAAAAGGTTACCTCTACCTTTATGCAATCATCGAAAAACGGTCCATCATAATTTTTTTCTATCCATCCAGAAACCTCTTTTCGCCATCTCTTCATCTTTGGATCTTCGTACGTACCAAATTTGCTGAACTTAGGTCTAGTTTGAGGTTTTGGTTCGATTGGTATTTCAAATTCTGTTTTAAAAGTCATATTCCTCTTCAATCCCTACCAACAATGCAATTCGTTTTGAGCTAGCTAACGCTTGATATGATTTAGTCATGTACTGTTCTATTGTTGCTTTTTTAATTCCAAGCCGTGCCGATAACTCATCTTTTGTGCCAACGTCGACAAACTTGTCGTCGTCATATATTGCATATATCCTTTGTTTCTTAACCATTTTTCAAAAATCCACACTCGCCCTATTAAATGTGTGTGAGCTGTGGCAAGGACGAGTGTAGCAATTCTCCATATTATCGATTTTATCGATAAGCAGACTGTTTCCTTTCTCGCTCGGAAAATATTGGTACTGCAAAGGCCGAGCTTCACTTTGCAATGGTTAGGCTTTTCTTATTTTTTAAGTTGATTAGGTATTTCGATGTGAATTCCTGGAGCATTTTCGTGCATGCCAATATCAATACGTTCTGGACCCGATACCTTGTATCCAGCTTCTTTATATTTGCAAGCAAGTTCGTCTAATACTCTTTCTATTACTCCCAAACTGTTTCCTCCCATGCCTCTTAAAAACAATGGTCCTCTACCTGACCAAACCGTTGAATTCGGAACTCCAACAACAACCGAGAAAGCTTTGTGCGTTTCTTTATCATCTAGTACTGTCATTTCAATCCGCTTGTCAATCTTCGTTTCGGCAAAATTCACACTTTTTTGAATTGAGTTTTGCTCTTGTAATTTTTTCAAATCGTACATCGTTATTACCATTATTTTTATCTCCTAAAAAATCATTACTCTTTGTGTTAATTGATTGGCTCTACAATACTCGCATTTTCCGCAAGGCTTAGGTTTTTTTATGCCTTTTTTAACGTCATCTAGTCGCTTGATGTTTTGAGCCAAGTTGTCTAACTCATTTTGCATAGCGTCTACATTTTGTATTCTGATGGCTCTTGTGTCTGATGGTGTTTCTTTTGTTACTGCGTAAATAATCGGCTCAAAAGGTTTATTATACTTAGCTTCCAGCATTGTTTTGTAAGCAGCCACCTGCAAGATATACCCATAGGCCTCAAACCAAAAAACTCGCTCTTCACCGTTCCAAACTTTATCATCTATGGGACCTTTTGTTGTTTTTATATCAACAAAATAACCACGTTCGACATTCAAACAGTCAATCTTTCCCTTAAATTCAACCTCGCCAAGAAATCCAGTTATTGCTACTTCTTTTTCGCCTTGATATATAGCGCTGAAATTACCGTCACTTTTAAGTGCTTTAATCATCTGTTCTGCGACTAAGTAGTCTTTTTTAAGTTGACCCTTAGTTGCGCCTCGGCTAGAAATCATTTCAAAACCGTTTTGGGCTTTGAATTCTTCATGAGCTTCTTCACTCTCAAAATAAGAGTGGACATAGTTCCCAACGAGTAGTGCAGTGTTATTTCTGGTATCTGTCCAATCCCCTCGTAATTCAGCAAGTGCCCTTGCTTCGCACTCTCTAAAACGCTTGTACTGACTAATAGACCAGTATCTTTTAGATGACTCTTTGCTATAATAGTCCTTTCCAAGCAAATCTAACTTCGTCATGGCATTAAGTCTCCAAGGTTATCAAATAGGTTGCCTTCGCTAGCTTTAATTTCACCAGTTTCTTGGTCAAAATCCGGAATTTCATCTGCCGGATAAGAGGTATCTTCTAAAACCGTCTTATTTTCGTCTGTGAGCGTTTTTTCTGGCTCCGAATGTAAATCTTCAGTTACGTCTTTTAAATTGATAGGAGCATCCTTATTTTCGTTCTGGTGACCAATCAAGTCGTCAAGGCTATTTGTTTCTTGTGGTGTGACATCTTTGACTTGGCGTTCATCAACAAATTCATCAGCAGTAGTCTTATTAATAGAATCCGCAAGAATGTCACTATCATCACTGATGTTGATAAAGAACTTGGCAGCCCTATTGATAACTGTTTTCTTAGCCATTTCTTGAGGGAATTCTTTTTGTGTTCCGCCACCTGTTTTTGTTTTCGACCAGGACTTATCGATTTCTTTTTTTGTCATCAACGTTAGCTTTTTATTGCCATCAATATCTTCAATAATGCAATAAGCTCCTTCAATCGGATTATCTTGATTTTTCCAATGTGTTGAATGTTTTTTAAATTTCTTTTCGCCATCTACGATTTCAAGTTCAAATTCATCACCTTCGTAGATAACTTCTGCTTTAATTGATTTAATTTTTTGTTGTTGGAGAAGAACAGCCATTGTCCCAAAGTAAGATCTTTGGAGTTGAAGTTCGTTCCCATAAACTATGAAATAGCATTGGTTTTTTGCTGGTGATAACCCTTGCGTTACCATTTCTAATAGTGCATTAGCGATCGAATCCTTTGTACAAACTTCAAGGGCAGGGCGCTTGTTTCTGTCTTTGGTCTTTAAAATTTTAAAGAATGCTGATTTCAAAGCATTTGCTGGAGCATAGTTTGGAGCAATTACCAAACCTTCATCTTGTAAAGAACTAATTTTTGAATTAACGATATCAGTGATATCTTTTTGAATTGTTACAATTTCACTTGCCATCTCTATTTACCTTCCAAAAATTGTTCGAACAATCCGTTAACGAAACTTGCTGTTTGCTGTTCTTTTGACAACTCTGGCACCGATTCGCCATCAATAAATTTTAGGTCATAAGATGCTTCGATAACTACAACATCACATCCAAACGTTTCGGCTAAGTTATCAATTTCGTCTTTTTGCATGTTGTAAGATTCTTCTGGTAGGAACGATGCCGCCTGAATGATATTTGTAAACTCCATATTATAAGCAAGCACTGCATCTCTATTTTTAAAACTCTTTAAAAAACTTCCATCTTCAGTGTTTCTTAGCACTACAATTTTTTCTTTGATGTTCATATCATTTCCTCTTTCTGTGTTTTAATTGCCAGTTTTCACGCTTTAAGCGTCTGTTTTCGTTGGTAAGTGAGATAATCTTGTCTTGCTGTTCGTTGATAATCTCTCCTAGTTCATAGCAAAGTTCCAGGTATCGTTTACGCCAGTAAGCATTATCTTCATAGCGTTCTCTGTCCATAGGCTAAACCTGCTCATCTTTCCATCTGTCATAAGCCTCATCTTCATCAACATCAGGCTCTGACCAAGGTTCAGGGGGCGTGCTAAGCCAAGTGTCGTAGTCAAACCATGGATAAGTACCGTCCATGTTGCGCCTCCTATCCTGCCTGACTTTCATAGACATCAATTAGACGCTTTTGAGTCGCTACAGTATCAGCATAGCGTCTACGGTCACGGCCAAGTTCCATATTTTCCTCAGAGAGCTCTTGCAGTAGCGCACGCTGTTTTCTGATGATTTCTTTAAGCTCACGGTTTTCAGCTTGTAATGCTCTAACCTCAATCAAAGTGTTATCTAATGATATAGTTTCAGTTGTTTCAACTTCATCAAATCCTAAAAAATTCATCAGTTTATTTAGCACTATTCTTCCTCCTGTGAGTATGAAATACTCTTTTATTTATTCTATAAGGTTAAGTTTGTTATTTATTGGTAATTGTTATTTGTTAGTGTGCGTTAGCACTATATTGTTATATATTAGTACTTGTTATATAGTTAGTATTTATTAGTGACGGGTTTTCCAACTTTTGGATTTTCAGTAAAATGGATTTTCAGTAAAAAGGGTTTTCCAATTTTTGGATTTTCAGTAAAATGGAAGTCACTTATCAACACCGCTTGTGGATAACTCTTTTTCAAATGCATCTTGTATATATGCAAAATAGCTATCTGTGATAGGCAGGTCTTGAGCAAATGCAAATGTTTGAACACCATTTTTTCCATCACTCTTTTTTACAATCCGTATATAACCCGACTCTTGCAACTCCTTGTATGCTTTTCTATGAGCATCTCTTCCATTAGTTGACCTGCTTTCAAGCTCACTAATGTAGATGCGCCAGTCATCCTTATTGCTGAGAATTTCAGCTAATAGACCTTTAGCTTGTAAGCTCAATTTTTTATCTTGTAAAAAATGATTATTCATAGAGGTATAGTTTTCATGCGTATTCGTGAAATATATATTTCATCAACTCTCAGCCTCCCATCGTTCTTGATTAATTCTCCTAAAGATGTCATATACTGGATTATCATCTGGGATGACACAACCTTTAATATCATCAAGCTCTGTTCCATCTGACATCACATGAGTTACAATGTAATGTTCTTTAGCCATATACTTTCCTTTCTCGCAACCGCTAAAACTTCAAGAGTATCTGCAATTGTTAAACCTACCAAGCTGTTTAGCAAAACATCGCTCAACTGGTAGTATTTACGTTGCCAATTTCCTACTAAAAGTTGTTGTGTACTGTCAAGTTCTTTCATAATGTGTTATAATTAAGTAAATAGTATTTGTTTTGAGTCCGATTCCCGTCGGACTTTTTTAGTGGTATAATCATCTCGAAAGGAGGTGATTATAATGAACGACGTTTTAAAAACTAATCTTATTGCAGATGTCGCTATTTTTTCGGAAAAAAGCAATTGTAAGCTTAATGTGATTACAGCGAGTGGAATATTCACTGGAACTTTATTACCTGAAAATCCTGATAAAGCCAAGTATGCTCATGTCCTTGAATTCTTGGAATATCGTAAAGAAAATAAAGATGACAACGAAAGATTTATGTTGCTTGTTGATGCTACTTTGTCAACATCAAAAGAATCTACTTTGAACCTTCCATTTGTTGTTCTGTTTATTGACCAGATAATCGGCGTATCTTCTGTTCAGTAGTTAGCGTATTACTTAACTTTTCAGAATCTACTGTTACCACAGTAGGTTCTTTTAATTCTGCTAGGATTTCTTTTAGTGTTTGGTTTATTTCTTTTAAAATAGTAATCATGTTCTTTCTCCTTAGTGATATACACTTTGATTTTGTATGAACGCTCCATAGTATGGATTTCGTTCTTGCTGTTCAGCAAATGATGGCAACTCATTTAAAACAAGCTTTCGAACAGCAGCGCAAAAATTAACTATCATGACCGATATCCTCTTCTGAAGGTGTCGGTATTTGTTTGGCAATAATCTCAACGGCAATTTTTATGCCGGTTAAGAAACCTTTTCCATAGTCAGAACCTAAAAATTCTAAGATATTTTCAGTGATCAACTGCTTGATGTCTTCTTCCATTCTTTTCTCCCTTCGTTAGTTTTGTTCCTTTCTTACCCAATCAGTTCAAGTTCAGTCTGTTTGTTCAACAGATTAATTTTTCGTTTAGTATTCGTGCACGGTTCCCACATAGCGATATATTCAAGCGCCTCTTCTTTCTTAGATTTAGACAATTCAGCGTAGCTATTGAGATCAAATTCTGCTTTGAAATCAAGTTCCATTTCTCGGAATACTTCACTTGAAAAACGATGCTTTCTGCCTTCCTCGTCTACTTTAAAGGTTTTATAAGCTTTTGCAGATTTTCCGCCCATACAATCAATGACACGTTTACGACGTTTTTTAGTAATCATATTAATAATTCCAGGATGTAAATAAGATGTATCCATGATTTCTTGAATATCATTCTGCGCTTGCAATAATCCTTTTTCTAAGTTATCAACCTTTTCTAAAGTCACTGTCTGCATTTTTGACATTTCAATCAGTTGTTGAGTTGTTGTTAGTTCATTCATAAGACTTCTCCTTCTAAAATTTCAGTGTTCTTACGCTTCATATCAAGGTCATTAAAGAGCTTTAGACCTCTATCGACCAAGCTATCGAACTCTTGCTTAATAAGCCCGTCACGCTGGATATAGTGCGTTTCATCAGCATAGATAAGTCCGCTCATTTCAAGTAATAGCAAATCGCCTTTTTTGAGTAGTTCAGTGATATTCTTGTATGATGCAATCTTCTTTTGATAGCTATTGAGTTTACCTTCTGACTGTTTAATCGCTTCTGTTAGCTCATCATACTTAGCTGATTTATGATTGACCTCATCACGCTTAGCATAGAATTCTTTAAGTTGACTTTTTAAATACTCCTCGTGCTGCAAGGCATCATCAACCATCTTACTTAGTTCTTTATTCTTGCCAAGCAAAGTCTGATTAAGTTGCTTAGTGCTTTCATAATCATCTGGAATAACTTCTTTGATAACTTCTTTTTCAACGATTTTAGCACTCAAGGCTTGCTCTGCTAAATTCTCTTTTTGTTGCTCCAAACGGGCATTTTCTGATTTTAAGCGGTTGTTTTCTCGCTTGATTTCTTGCAACTCTCTGACAGTTGGGTTATCGCCACTTTCAATCCGTTCAATCTGTTCCTGCTTTTGCTCGTCTGGTAGGGTGGCTATGAGGTAGAGAGCTTCTGTTCCGATATTTCCCAACGTCGGGAAATTTGAAAGTTTGTCAGCTATCGTTATTGCCTTGCTAACGAAATTCTTGTTGTACCCAAGATTTTTGTACCAATCCATAAATTGACCATGTGTCAAATCATTTTCTTTAACATGTTTTAGCATGCAACCTATTTTCCAAATAGACTTTCCAATCTGTTCGTTTTCTTGTCTTAAATCTAGTTCAATCTGTTGCAAGTTATTTGATAATGTTACTTCATTCATATTGTCCTTTCTAGTGTTATACACTTGAAGTGTAGTTTTGTTTTAAAAAAATAATATCGTCAATTGATACGTTAACAACTTTACAAAAATTAATAGCTTTATCGATACGCATTGGAGTTTTATAATTCTCGTAGCTAGCATATGTATTCCTGTCTACACCGATTTTTCTAGCTATTTCTTCTTGCGTCATTGACACTTTGGCTCTTGCCATCTCTAGTGTCATTTTCGTCATTCCCCCACCTCCTTTCTGTGGTATAATTGAAATAGAAATTGTGAGGTTGAAATGAATTTTTTTAATTTTTTATTGTGTGTTTTTAAGTTTACAAGTGAATATCTAATAAAAAATTGGATAGCTTTAATAGCTCTGTTTCTATCTTATTCAAACTACCGAAGAAATAACTTACAAGTCGAGTTAATTGCTGCTCCTGTTTCAGATTGGATTTTGAGCGTTATTTTAGACAACGGTGAAAGCATATATAATCCAAATGGTACATTAAGAGCTAACATTAAAATCATCAATCCTTCTAATGTTGATGTAAGCTACTTCGACTTGATTGTTTTTGATAAAAACAGAAAATATCAGCATTATTACCAAAAGCAAAATAATATAATTAACGATTTAACAGGTAGAGAGGCTATAGCCGCAGTACAGCCTGATGGCAATACAATCCTTATCGAGGTTCCAGAGGCAGATTGTGGAGTATTAAAAGCCCACAGTATGACAAGGATGGATTTAATCATACAAACGTCTGAAATCACAGATAGACTCTTTGTTGCTTTTAAAGTAGCTAAAAAGAAAAAACTATTTAAAGCTAATAAAGCAGGATATGTTAATTCACCTTATCAATCATTTTCTGCGTCATTCCCTGTGGAATTATCAAAAAAACCGCACTACGAGGATATCCTAAAAGATTTGCATGAGTGAGAGCAGATTTTCTTGTGTGAAATATCTTGGAAGAACCTAGTACACCGTATTTAATTTTTTCCATGCCTTCCCTCCTTTCCACTCCCTCATGGGAGTTTTTATTTTGTAATAAGCCAAGCGATCAGCCAAGTGATACCACCTAGCACCAATAGCGCTGGCAATACGCCGCCTTCAAATTCAATACTTGTTTTTTCCTTGCCATCACGACTAGTAAACGTGTGTTCTAAGTCGCCTAGCATTAGTTTTTTCCAATTCATTTTGTACCTCCTAAAAATGTTATAATCAACTTATCCTAGCAGAAAGGAGGATAAGCTATGTATTTTGTGATTAGAAAATCTTCTAATAACCAGTTTTATTTTGTAATAAAAGCTGATAATCATGAAGTTGTGGCAACTAGTGAGACTTACTATTTTAAAGATTCTGCCATTCGAACAATAAAATCTATTAAAAAAGGTATCTCTACTGACTCTAATGTCGTTGATATGACAAGCGATTAAACAAACTTGTTAATTCAGCAGAACACTCAAGTAAGATGGCTTTATTAAACTCTGGGTCGCTATTTGCTTCTTGGAGTTTTTTTATAATGTTTTCTAATTCCTCCATACAATTCCTTTCCTCATAGAAGTTCATTTCTTGGGTGGAACTCTTTTGTTTCCACCAGCTGAATACCATCCACCGTGATAATAATCTTGCTATGTAAACATGTCTTCGCTAGAAATTTTGAACCAGCTTCTAGTTGTTTGATTAAATCCTCTGGCATAATCTCTCCTTTCATTCTTGCAGAGATACAGCCGATGTGCTAAACTAAACTTACCCCGTTAGGGGTGGGGGAATTTCACCCCCCTATCCGATTACCTAGTAATCAGATATTTGATTTTGAGCTTAAACCAAAGAATGTGAATTTCCAACTCGACTTCTTTGTGTTTAGGCTTTTTGTTTAGCCTAGATTTCACCAGCTGTACCTCCTTTCGTTTTGCTTAATTACTTAAGCTTGATTATATTATACTACACTTGAAGTGTACTTGCAAGTGTTTTTTTGCATTTTGCTAAAAAAATATTGCATTTATTCCACTTGAAGTGTACAATATTGTTAGACATATAATAGTAAAGGAGCAAAAGATGGCTAACTTATCGGATAATATAAAATATTTCAGAAAACAAAATAAGCTAACCCAAAAAGAGCTAGCTAGAAAGTTAAAAATAGCTCCAACAGCCATTTCAGCTTGGGAGGTGGGTAGAAACAAACCTCTAATGGATAATATAGAACAAATGGCTTCTATTTTCGGAATACCAAAATCGAAGCTTTTAGGTGACGAAATATATAAAATCCAAGAAACCGCATCACCAGAACTTATCCCATCTACCCTACAAAAAATAAACTCTACTTCTTCTCAATTAGAACACAAGCGACAACTAAACGTGCTTGATTATGCCGAAACACAATTAGAACAACAAAACATAGTAGAAGATAGTAAGAATACAGTAGTAGAATTATTCTCCTACAACTACTACGACCACGCAGCTTCAGCTGGTACAGGGCAGTATCTAAATGATGTACAAGTAGAAACAATTGAATTGCCAGTTGATTATGACGCTGATTTTGTCATACCGGTTTATGGTGATTCTATGGAACCGGAATATCACTCTGGCGACTATGTGTTTGTAAAATTATCTGTGGAACTTTCAGACGGTGATATAGGAGTGTTTGAGTATTACGGTGACGCTTATATCAAACAGCTACTTATACACGCAGAGGGGGCATTTCTGCATAGTCTGAACGACAAGTATAACGATATACTCATAGATAGAGATAGTGATTTCCGTATTATCGGAAAAGTTGTCGGCAACTTTATGCCAAAAGAACATTGAGTCGCATTACGCATTATAGGAATGATTAGTTTTTATACTGTAAATGATTTTTAAAATTTAATTTAATAATGGGAGAATTACTATGGCAATATTCGGCGGAGAAAAATTATCTAGAGAAGAAAAACAAAAACAAAAAATACAAAAATATTTATCTCAACGTGGAATTGACAACTTGAACGAAAAATCTAACGTGCAAGTAAGACGTGTGATTAATGATTTGGCTGGTAACGGATTTTTTAAAGCAGGCATGGCCTTGAGTTTTGCAAAAGCTGAGGAACAGGCAAAAGTTACATACTTATCAGCATTAGTGGAACAAAATTGGATACTGATTAGTCAAAACCAAGAAATTTTGGATGAACTCAAAAAAATCAATAATAACTAAAAATTCCACGCTTGATTTAGGGGATTGATATGAAAATAGGAATGAGAAAATCTAGTTTAAAAAAATCATTTAAAGCTCGAACCACAGGAAAACTAAAAAGACAAATTAAAAAGAAAGTAATTCCTGGATATGGGAAAAAAGGCATGGGTATATTACATCCAAAAAAAGCTTTATATAATAAAGTCTATAGAAAGACTACATTTGGTGGAATTTCTGGTATCAATCAATCATATTCAGGAAAATCAAAAACTATTCAATATGAATACCATGAAGTATTTCTAAAAGAGCACAGAGTTAACAAGCTAGCTTACTGTCTTCTTGCATTCTTCCTTGGCAGCATCGGGGGCCAATATTTCTACATGAAGGAATTCAAAAAAGGTTTGTTATGCTTCTTCTTGTCATGGACTACTGTTCCAATTTTCATTGGTTTTTACCAAGCTATTAAAGCTATATTTGAGCCATTTAACAACGATGACACAATAAGCATATATACTAAATAGAACAATAAAAAAAGCCCCACGCTCAAATTTGGCGAGGAGAGCGTAAGGCGAATCTAGTATAGTAAAAACCTGCTTTTTGGGAGGGGCTTTTACCATACCTATTTTAACAGAAAATGAGGTATAAAACAATGAATAAAGTTGCTATCTATGTGCGTGTGAGTACAACTATGCAAGCAGAAGAGGGGTACTCTATAGATGAGCAGATTGATAAACTCACAAGCTATTGTAAAATTAAAGACTGGACTGTTTACGACATCTATAAAGATGGAGGATTTTCTGGTGGTAATATAGAGCGCCCCGCGATGGAAAGACTCATATCAGATGCAGAACGAAAAAAGTTTGATACTGTACTAGTCTATAAACTTGATAGATTAAGCCGTAGTCAAAAAGACACCTTGTTTTTAATCGAAGAAGTATTTGGTAAAAATGACATCTCTTTTTTAAGTCTTAATGAGAGTTTCGATACCTCAACAGCTTTCGGTAAGGCTATGATTGGGATACTATCAGTATTTGCTCAACTCGAACGAGAACAAATAAAAGAACGTATGTTGCTCGGTAAAATTGGAAGAGCAAAAACTGGTAAAGCTATGATGTTCAGTAAAGTATCGTTTGGTTATACATATGACAAGTTAAAAGATGAATTAGTAGTAAATCAAGCAGAATCTATAATTGTTAGGAAAATATTCGAGGCGTATCTTGGCGGTCTCTCACTTAATAAATTAAGGGATTATCTGAATAGCAATGGAATATATCGAGGTGATAAACCATGGAACTATCAAGGATTAAGGAGAATATTATCTAATCCTGTCTACATTGGCATGATTAGATATAGGGGAGAAATTTATCCTGGCAATCATCAAGCAATTATCGATATTGATGATTACAATAAAACACAAGAAGAAATAAAGAAAAGACAAATAACGGCTCTTGAGTTTAGCAACAACCCTAGACCATTCAGAGCAAAATATATGTTGTCTGGAATTGCAAAATGCGGTTACTGCGGAACACCATTGCGAATTATCTTAGGCTCGAAACGTAAAGATGGCTCAAGAAACATGAGATATCAATGTATAAATCGTTTCCCTAGAAATACAAAAGGTGTTACTGTTTACAACGATGGCAAAAAATGCAACTCTGGATTTTATGAGAAAGCTGATGTTGAGGAGTTTGTAATAAACCAGATTAGAGATTTACAGTTTAATATCAATAAACTAGATAATTTATTTGATAAGCATCCCTCAATTGATATTAAAAGTATTGAAAGGCAAATCTCATCACTAGACAATAAATTAAAGCGACTCAACGATTTATATCTAAATGATATGATTGATCTAGAAGATTTGAAGAAACAAACTCAATTACTTAGACAACAAAAAACGATGCTTGAAGATGAATTACTAAATAATCCAGCTATCACACAAGAGAAAAACAAGAAATATTTTAAAGAGTTTCTAGCTACAAAAGATATTACTAAACTAGATTATGAAACACAGAAAAATATAGTGAACAACTTGATAAATAAGGTTTTTGTAAAATCAGGATATATTAAAATAGAGTGGAAAATTCCTTTCAAAAAAATGTGA